TAAAGATGATACCTTCGTCAAGTTTGGTAATTTTAACGACGTTAAAAAAATTATTCAGTCCAATCTTTTTTATCCTACGTTCATTACGGGTCTTTCGGGTAACGGTAAAACGTTCTCGGTGGAACAAGCGTGTGCTCAACTTAAGCGCGAACTCATCCGTGTGAATATTACAATTGAAACTGATGAGGATGATCTGATTGGCGGTTTTCGTCTTGTGAATGGTGAAACCGCTTGGCACAATGGTCCTGTGATTGAAGCACTTGAGCGTGGTGCTATTCTGCTGCTGGATGAGATTGACCTTGCTTCTAACAAAATTCTCTGTTTGCAATCTGTGCTTGAGGGTAAAGGTGTCTTCCTGAAGAAGATTGGTAAGTTCGTTAAACCTGCTGCTGGTTTTAACGTGATTGCCACCGCAAACACGAAGGGTAAGGGTTCTGATGACGGGCGCTTTATTGGCACTAACGTTCTCAACGAAGCATTTCTTGAGCGTTTTCCTGTGACCTTTGAGCAGTCCTATCCCGCTCCCTCTGTGGAACAAAAGATCCTTGAGGGTGTTGCTCTGGATCTGGGTGTGGAAGACCGCGACTTCTGTAAGCGTCTGGTGGACTGGGGCGATATCATCCGCAAGACCTTCTACGATGGTGGTATTGAGGAAATCATCAGCACCCGACGACTGGTTCATATCATTCGTGCCTACAGCATCTTTCAAGACAAGGCAAAGGCAATTCAAGTTTGTGTGAACCGTTTTGATGATGAAACCAAGCAAGCATTCCTGGAACTGTATGACAAAGTTGATGCTGACTTTGTTATGCCTGTTGAGGAAAAAACAACTTCCAATTTCCCCGAACAAATGCCCAGTAATTATTGACCAACCTACTCCTTTCTGATAGAATATGAGGAGGTAAATGTGCCTCCTCTTTTTGTCCTTTTACTATGAAAAACAATGTCTGAAAACTTTGAGAGCACTTATAGAGATTCAATGCTTAGAGATACAATGATTTCTGGTGGATCTGGAACTGATACAATTTATTTTGGAGCAGCGCAACCAGCACAAGACTTTTATTTGTCTACGACAAACTCTGATACTATTACTTTTAATTTGAACATGCCAGAAAATACAAACAAAAATGGTTTTTGGAAGTACGAAGAAGATAAAACTCTGAAAGAAGTTGAGGAGTATCTTGTCAGCACTTACAAATCTCACTACACTTCTGAACAATCTAAAACTCAAACTCTGGATTTGATTGAGAGTATTGGTGATGCTGAACCATTTACTCGCTCAAATGCTATCAAATATCTTTCTCGGTTTGGTAAAAAAAATGGTAAATCTAAGCAAGATATTTTGAAGGCAATTCATTATTGTGTTCTTCTTTATCATTTTGCAGGACTTCACCAAAACAAGACTGACCGTTATAACTACTGATTATTATGAAACTCTCTGATAAAACTATTTCTGTTCTCAAAAACTTTTCTTCTATTAACCAGTCCATTCTTTTCAAGTCTGGTAATAAACTTCGCACTATTAGCGTGATGAAGAATATTCTTGCTGAAGCAACTATTACTGAAGAACTTCCTAAGGACTTTGGTATTTACGATCTAAATCAGTTTCTTAATGGCCTTGGACTTCATCAAAGTCCTGAACTTGATTTTGCCAATGAAGGATATGTTGTTATTCGGGAAGGTAAGTCACGTTCTAAGTATTTCTTTGCTGATCCCAATGTAATTATCACACCACCAGATAAAGCAATCAGTCTTCCCACAGAAGATGTGTGTTTTGAACTGAGTACTCAAGTTCTTGATAAACTTCTTAAGGCAGCATCTGTTTATCAACTTCCTGATATTTCTGCAGTTGGTGAAGCTGGTGTTGTGAAACTTGTTGTGCGCGACAAAAAGAATGATACTTCTAACGCACATGAAGAAGTTGTTGGTGAAACTGATTCTAAGTTTGTCTTCAATTTTAAAGTGGAGAATATTAAGATTCTTCCTGGTACTTATGAAGTTATTGTGTCACAAAAACTTTTGTCACGTTTTACCAGTAAGAACCATGATCTATGCTACTATATTGCTCTAGAACCAGATAGTACTTTTGGGTGATGGAATTTCTTCTTTATCTGACTCCTATTGGGCGTGATATTATCAATAATGTAATCAAAGCGGGATATCCAGTTAAAGAAAATATTGGATTTTGTAAAGATAAAAACTTTTTTGGATATGGTGATTATGACAAACTAGTTATTTGCACCAAAAACATCAAAGATGGTGGTTATGACTTAAATCATTATATTAATGAAACCGTTTATCATGAGGCAACACATATTGCACACATGTGTAATAAATATAAACCGTTTTATATTGACTTAAAAGACATGCCTCTTCCTCCAGAAAAACTTCAAGATGTTAAAAATTCAATAAAATTGTCAACTGCCTCTGCTAGAATGGAACACGAAGCATATTGGATGGAGGACAAACCAGAAAAAGTGAATTATGTACTTAGAAAGTATTGCTTTTGATTATGAACATCTTTGTAACTTCCCCTTGGCCTGCTGAGAGTGCTATTTGCCTTCCTGATAAACATGTGGTCAAAATGCCTCTGGAGTGCTGCCAAATGCTCTCCATCGTGGCATCTGAGAAATGGGGTCATGGGTATGGCAATCTTTATAAGACTGATAACACACCATATCGAACTGAGAAAGGTGCGTTTCGTAATCATCCCTGTACCAAATGGGCACTGGAAAGTATCCACAACGCTTATTGGTTGATTAAACACGGTCTGAACTTGTGTGATGAGTACACTCTGCGGTACAATAAAGTTCACGCCTGCTACAAGACCCTTGTAGATGCTTATTACCTGTTTCCCAAGGCGAAGATCACTGATGTAACTCCATTTGCTCGTGCTATGCCAGACGAGTATAAACTTGATACAAACATTGATACTTTTACTGCTTACAAGATGTATATCGCATCCAAACCTTGGGTTGCATCTAATTATCTTCGTATGCCAGAACGTAAACCTGATTGGATTTGATAATGACAAGTGAATTTCTTTTTGTGGAAAAATATCGTCCTCAAGTAATTGATGACTGTATTCTTCCCGATGATACTAAAAAAACCTTTAAGGAGTTTGTGGAGAAGGGTGAAATTCCTAACCTCCTTCTCGCTGGACCTCCTGGTATTGGTAAGACAACCATCGCAAAGGCACTTTGTAATGAACTGGGTGCTGATTTCTATGTGATTAACGGGTCCGATGAGGGACGTTTCCTGGATACTGTAAGGAACCAAGCAAAGAACTTTGCTTCTACTGTTTCTCTTACGGGATCCTCCAAGCACAAGGTCATCATTATTGATGAGGCAGACAACACGGGTAATGATGTTCAACTGCTTCTTCGTGCGAATATTGAAGCATTCTATAACAACTGCCGATTTATTTTTACCTGCAACTACAAGAACAAGATTATTGAACCTCTGCACTCTCGTTGTGCCGTAATTGATTTTACGATTAAGGGTAAGCAAAAGGCACAACTCGCAGGTTCTTTTTTCAAACGACTGCAAACAATTCTAGAACAGGAGAAGATTGAGTATGATCAAAAGGTTGTTGCTGAACTGGTATCAAAGCACTTCCCAGACTTTCGTAGAGTCCTTAACGAGTGTCAGAGGTACTCTACGGGAGGAAAAATTGACTCGGGCATTCTTGCATCTTTCTCAGACATCTCTGTAAATGAACTCATCAAGAACCTTAAGGAAAAGAACTTCACAGAAGTTCGCAAGTGGGTGGTCTCCAACCTTGACAACGATGCTCCTGTTCTACTTCGCAGGGTGTATGACGCCTGTTATGATTGCCTTTCACCCCAAACTATCCCTGCTGCCGTTCTTGTTATTGCTAAGTATCAATATCAGTGTGCGTTCGTGGCTGATCAGGAAATTAACCTCCTAGCAGCATTAACTGAAATTATGGTGGAGTGTGATTTTAAATGACTTCTCAAAAATCTCTTAAAACTTGCCTAAGGTATCCAGGTGGAAAAAGTAGAGCGGTCGCTAAGATGGATCCTTATTTTCCAGATCTTCGCAACTATGATGAGTTCCGCGAACCATTTTTGGGTGGTGGTTCTGTAGCAATTCATATTACTAAGAAGTATCCTTACTTAAATATTTGGGTGAATGATCTTTATGAACCTCTGGTAAATTTCTGGCAACAACTTCAGATGTTTGGTCCAGAACTCAAGGATCATTTGCTTCATTTTAAGAGTGCCTGTCCTGATCCTGAGTCTGCACGGGGATTATTTGACATTTCAAAAACTATTTTAGAAGATCCTATCACTGGAAGTTTCGAAAGAGCAGTTCGATTTTATATCGTAAACAAGTGTTCTTTTAGTGGTTTGACTGCAAGTTCTTCTTTTTCACCTCAAGCATCTAATAATAACTTTAGTGTTCGTGGAATTGAAAAACTTCCAGAGTATTCTAAGTTGATTGAGAAGTGGCGCATTACCAATTACTCTTATGATTATTTGATGGATGGAGAACGTAGTGCTTTTATGTACCTCGATCCTCCTTATGACATTAAGGATAATCTCTATGGGAACAAAGGATCGATGCATAAAGGATTCGATCACGATAAGTTT